GTCTACAGGTTGCTGGTAACATTCATGCTACTGGTACAATCTCTGCAGACGGTGATATCACACTTGGTGATGCGTCAACTGACAGTGTTACATTTACTGCAAAAGTTGGTTCAAACATTATTCCAACAACAGACAGTACATATGACCTGGGTAGTGATCCAGCTAGTTCTGGCTTTGCTTGGGCAAATGTTTGGGCAGATACCTTTAATGGTGCTTTAACAGGTAATGTAACAGGTGATGTAACTGGTAACGCAGACACAGCAACAGCACTTGAAACTGCTAGAAATATTGGTGGTGTATCATTTGATGGAACAGCAAACATCAACCTACCAGGTGTTAACACAGGTGGTAACCAAGACACAAGTGGTAACGCGGCAACTGCAACAGCACTTGAAACTGCAAGAAATATTGGTGGTGTGTCATTTGATGGAACAGCAGCAATTAATCTTCCAGGTGTTAACACAGGTGGTAATCAGGACACTAGTGGTAATGCTGCAACTGCAACTCTTGCAAGCACAGTTACAATAACAGCAAACAACACTGCAAATGAAACTGTATACCTCACATTTGTTGACGGTGCAACTGGTACACAAGGCCTCGAAACAGACACAGGCCTAAGTTACAATCCAAGTACAAACGTACTAAGCACAACTGCAAGTGCAGCACAATACGCTGACTTGGCTGAGATGTATGCAGCAGATGCAGAGATTGAGCCAGGTACTGTTGTACACTTTGCAGGCGATGGTAAAGTTGCAGCATGTGACATTGCTAACTGTCGTGCAGTAGCAGGTATTATCTCAACAGATCCAGCACACTTGATGAACAGTGCGCAGGACGGTGTTGCACTAGCACTAGCTGGTCGTGTTCCTTGTAAGGTAACAGGCCCAGTTGCAGCAGGTGACTTGATGGTATCAGCAGGCAACGGTATGGCAATGGCTAATAACGAAGCAGCAATGGGTACAGTAATTGGTAAAGCAATCGAAGCTAACGAAGGCGGCGAAGGCGTTATCGAAGTACTAGCACTAATGATGTAATCATTAAAAACATTAAGAGAAATAGCACCTTCGGGTGCTATTTTTTTGACTTAAAACAACGTATAAATACAAGCAGTTATTTGTTATTTAAGGAATACAAGCATGGCGTTTACTAGACCTAGAGCAGCACAAATTAATTTTGATCTTACTAATATCAGTGATCCTCTTATTCGTATCAATAGTGCCGAATCTGGTGACAACACAAACGATTTAGGTATTGTCTTTGAACGTGGAAATCATACCAATGCTGCCATAGTATGGGACGAAAGTGCTGATGCATTTAGAATGATTAGCACAACACATGATGCTAGTACTACAACCACAGACATTAATATCAGCGCACATCATAGTTTACATGTTGGAGGACTTGGTCTTACTGGCGACATTGATATGGGCGGTAATGATATTACCAATACTGATCTTTTGAGAATTAATCAAACAGGTAGTGGTTTGCGTATGACAAATGTAGGTGCATTTGACAATGATGGCAGTGACAACTTCCGTGTTTTTGCTACAAATGATTTGAAAATTGCTGCCAATGGTGAAAATGGTACCGCTATTACTATTGACGCAACCAATCAAGATGTTACAATCACAAACGATTTGCGTGTAAGTGCTGGTCAGTTCTACTATGGCGGAACCGCAGTTACGTCAACAGCCGCAGAACTTAACTACTTGGATGGTGTGACAGGTATTACACTAGGCAGTGCAAATGAACTACTGGTTGTAGGCACAGATGGTTCTAGTATTGCAAGTGATAGCACACTGGCAGTTGATACTGCAAACAATAGATTAGGTATTAACCAAACTTCGCCTGAAGTAACACTACACATGACAGGTGAAGATGCTCAAACAGCACAGATTCGTATGGAACAGTACAACAACAGTGGTGACGCTCCGGATATAAGAACAAGAAGATACAGAGGCACAGTAGCATCACCACTTGCAGTCAACTCGGGTGATTATCTATTTAGAAGTAACCATGAATACTGGAATGGTACATCACTGATTGTAGGCGGTTCGTTTGCTTTTGATAATACAAATAATGCTGCTAGAACACAGTTTTCGGTTGCTGTTGATACTGATGGTACAGGTGCAGATCCTGCAGGCACTAACGGACAGTTTAAGATTGACGGCAACGACAGTGGGGCTATCACATTTAACAATGCCTATAAGTTTCCGACCGCGGATGGCAGTGCTAACCAAGTACTTGCTACAAACGGTAGTGGCACACTTAGTTTTGTTGACGCTGGCGGCGGTGGCGGTGATGTAGTTGAGGATACTACACCACAACTAGGCGGAGACTTGGCATCAAACGGAAATGATGTATTATTCGCCGACAACGACAAGGCCATCTTCGGTGCTGGGTCTGACTTGCAGATTTATCACGATGGGAGTCACTCTTATGTGACAGACGAAGGCACAGGTAATTTACGATTAAGGGGTTCAAACTTTGTTCAAGTTTTAGATGCTTCTGGCAACGATATGATACAAGCTGAAGCTGGCGGCGCGGTTGATATTTACCACAATGGAAGCACCAAACTCGCCACCGCATCTTTTGGCGCACAAGTAACAGGCAGTTTAGCTGTTGATACAATAACAAATGCATCTTCAAGCACTAATGTCACAATCGACACTAACTTTGATATCATTTTAGACGGCGCCAACGTGGGCATTGGTACTACTTCGCCACTAACTCTTAGTGGAAATGCAGCGCCAGGTTTAACAGTTTCTTCAAATGGCCCATATATACTTTTACAAGATGCTAACAATGCAAACACTGTTAGGTATATGTCTAATAATACTGGAGTGCTTCAATTTGGTATAGTTGATGATGATGGTGCTACTAGTAAAACTGAACAGATGCGCATCGACAGCGACGGCAACGTGGGCATTGGTACTAGTTCGCCAACTTTTCTAACAGGCAGCGGTTTAGAAGTTTCTCGTTCTGGTACTGCTACTGTGAGGGTTGAACGCACAGGCGCAACTGCTTCGGCTGGTGAGTTATTTGCCGGTAGTAATAAAGTTGTTTTGGGTACTGCCACAGATACGCAGTTGCAGTTTAGAACCAACAACACAGAACGTGTCCGCATCAACACCAGCGGCGACGTGGATTTCACTGGTAGTGTTAATATTGGATCAACTATTGGTACTAGAACAGCTAGTTTAAGTATAGAATCAACTGGATCTAGTAGTCCTTGGGTAGCCAAGTCTAGCCTCTATGCCACAGTGGCATCTATATTACCATGGGCTAGTTGTCATAACTATATAGGCACTGGCATATACTATGACGATGGTACTTGGGTTCACGCATCTGATAACACAACCAATAGCTTATTTGCTTTACACGGAACTGGAGCAAATTGGTATTCTTCTAATAACAGCACCGGCAGTTGGAATGTGGCATCTAATGTACCATTGTGGAACGCAAGTGGTCAATGGACTGGAGATATTAATACAACATATGATATCAACACAGGTGTTATCACTGGTACAGCAACAGCGGCACGATACGCTGACTTAGCAGAAAAATACACCACAGATGCAGACTATGAACCAGGAACAGTATTAATATTTGGTGGCGAAGAAGAAGTAACATTGTGTACCAAAAAATACGATAGGCGCATTGCTGGAATCGTAAGTGTTGATCCTGCATATTTGATGAACAATGATTTACAAAACGCATCAACAGTTGCACTTGTTGGGCGTGTGCCTTGCAAGGTTGTTGGGTTTATACGCAAAGGTGATTTAATGGTTTCAAGCGACACTGATGGACATGCTGAAGCGTGGAGAGATGAAAGTAGCCCTCCATATGGTACTGTGATTGGAAAGAGCTTAGAGAATAAAGATTCAAGAGGAACTGGTGTAGTTGAGGTTGTAGTTGGAGCAAGGTAATGCAACATTTTTATACTGCAGACTACGAAGGCGAAGTTGTTATTAACACCACTAGTTGGCGTGATGCACACAAAGAAGAAAACCGTGTGTGGATCCCAAAAACTATAATCAACGAACCTGACAATCTTACAGCACATGTTATAGGCAACGGTACTAGTAGAAGCAATTTTGATCTAAACTTTCTTAAAGGTCAAGCTGGTGGTTCTGAGGGTGTGCGCAGTGTAGGTCAAAGTTATGGTTGTAATGCACTGTACAAAGATTTTAATCCTACTTTTTTGTTGTGTTTTAATAAATTTTTAATTAAAGATTTAGTTGATAGTAACTATTGCGAAGATAATATTGTTTATAGTAATATGAAAAATATTAAAGAATATCCTAATAATTTTCATTTATATCCTCAATATTATAATTCACCTACAGGAATACTTGCAGCTCATATTGCTGCAGCAGATGGGCATCAAAGGATATTTTTATTAGGATTTGATTGGTACCAGACAGGCAAAGAAAATATATATTTTGATGAGGATAGCAATGTGTACGGTACTGTTCCGGATGTTAATGCAGCAAATCAAAAAAATATAAAAACTATAATTTCTTTGATTAATTTATATAGCGAAGTTGAATTTATTAGAGTTTCAACTGTTAATAGTGCATACTACCCTGAAGAATTAAATTGGTGTAATAACTTTAGGCAAATAAGTTATAGTAACTATTTTTCTGAAGCACAACTAGGTGCTATTGCAAGATAGATTCTAAAGTTTTAAATTTTTCAATAATTTCTTCTGCATTAATTGTGTTGTATACTCCTGGATGCAATGGTTTAGGATAATGTTCAATACTGGTCCAGGCATAACCTTTGTTTTCGTTATTTAAATTTGGTATAAACTCGTCACCAATTACACTTACATATGTTTGGAAAATAAAACCTTTGTTTACGTTTGTGAAACGTTCAACTGGTATATGCTTAGTTACGTTAGGCTGAAATCCAAGTTCTTCAATAATTTCTCTTTCTAATGCTTCAATATCACTTTCATCTGGTTCAACCTTACCACTGCAAAATCCCCAAGTGTTGTCATGATTCCTTGCGCTGCGCAATAGAAACAGATAACGTTTAGTAGACACTGCAAAAAAGAGTGTTCCTACACTACAATTTAGATTACTATGGTCCATGATCCTGCTTGATATTCACCTTCGTAGGACTTGACCCAAGTTGACCCAGTCCATTTATATTGAATTCCTGTGTGAAGATTAGTGATATATTGTATACCAGATTCTAACTTACTATTAAACGCAACTTGCCAACTACTTCCGTTATATTCAATAATATCGTTTGCACTTGCATAAAAGTCGTTTCCTTGATCATCTTTCCATGCATCAGGTCCATCTTGGTTGTTTATATTTCCAATATCATTCAATATAATATAACGTTGTCCTTCAGCAGATTCTAGAAGTCCTGCACCTGGCCCATTTTTTAAAGGATTGATAATTTTATCAATAGCGGATAAGCTATTAGTTGGAATTGTATCACTGTCAATTGTAAACAGCAATTGGTAATCGTTACTGGGGTGATAAGCAATTGTTCCTACAACTTGTCCAACTGGAGTATCAACTCTTATTTGACTAGTGCCAGATTGTAAATCTCCGTATTGATTTATAAGAGCACGCCAACTAGTGTCATCTGTACCAATTTTTAGTGGTGGATCATTTAGTATTGATGAACTTACTTTATTAGTTGTTGTTTCATTGCGATCTAAAATCTGTATAGTATTTCCTAATAAAATAATACCAAAGTTCATTGGTGTAAAGTGCATTCTAGTACCTAACAGTACATTTTCATCAATAACACCATCATCAATGCTGCCACTTTCATCATAAATGCTGGCAACAATCTTTGTAACAACACCAAGTTTTTTAACCTTACTAGGTGCACTTAACCAAATTGGCATTTTAAAACTGAGTGTTGCGATATCAATATTTTCATCTGCTCCAACTGGTACACTGCGGTTACTCCATGTAGTGCTTTCAAGCTGAATATAACTTAGGCTTCCCCAATCTAAATAGTTGTCTGTGCTTTGTATTTCTAGACTAGGGTTAAACAAAACTAATATTTGTTCTAACAATTGTAACTTTTGTGTGGTGTTAGATGTCCATATATCCAAGTTCATAGTAAGATCATATGGAACTGGCATCAAGCGTTCAACAGTAAAAGCATTACCTTGTTCTGTTGTGTACTGGCCAGTGTCCTGATCATACTTGCGCATGCGAATATGTTTTTTATCAACCGCATAAGGTTCTTGTACACGTTCTCTGCTATAGTCTAATGCAGTTACATAAGCACTCATCATTGGTGTAGGAATTACAGAATTTTCACTATTGCCGCGCAGTATGCTACTCACCTGTCTTGTGGCATCTCCATAGCGCACAGGCACTGTGACTAGTGTAGTTGTGCCATCTGCACCTTTGCCATATTCAACCTGAAAGTTACTAAATGCACGAATAAACTGTAGTAGGAATCTTCTTACCTGTTGATCATAAAAAAATTGAACTGGCATCACTCATCATCCTCTTGTATTTCTAATGCCTTGCTTAGTGCCTGGCGCTGAGATATTACAGTGTTATCATCCTGTGTTGTTGTGGCTGTGTTGTTAATGAAGCCAGTCTTAAGACTCTTTTGTCCTTCAGCACCTGGTGTTGGGTTGCGGCGTACATCATCCTCAACCTTTTGCCACCTATTTCCTGCAAGTCTAAACAGTCTGTTAGGCAAAAAGTCTAGTCTTAACACATACGAACCTTCTACTGCATCTGTAGGAAAACTGGTGCCCATTGCAATTGGAAAACCATTTGGTGCTAATCCATCGCCTACTAGATATCCACTATAAGAATTTGCATTGTTTGGTGTAATTCTTGTATTACTAGCATCGTGTAATTCACTGTCAGTGCTTATGCCAGTTTCATCTGCTCTATGTCCAACAGGCTCTAATGGATTGCCAGTTTCATCTGCAGGAACAACATAGTATTTGCTTATGTCATATCCACTTTCAGGAACTTCATTTTCTGCTTGTTCAACAACTTTTTCGGTAACTTCAAGTTCTTTTTGATATGTGCTTAACAGATCACGCAGTGTGCTTTCCGTAGCTTCACCGGTACTAGGATCAATTTGTATTTTGTCAAGTATATCTTTGTATTCTTGTGAGTCTACTAGTGGTGTACACTTAACACGCCAAAGATGAGGCCACCAAGTTGGTGAATATCCTTCGCTAGGTCTTGATCCTTCTTGTACTACATAATAGCGACTGAGAGCAAGATCCAGACTGGTATCAAGGCTGTGATAATCTCTGAGGTGAGGTAATTCAAGTACATCACCTGAAATAAGTTTACGACCTAAATTTTCAACCATATCATTGAGATGAAATGTGATGAATATAGTATCGTTCTGTAAAAATAATCCAAACTGTGACAGATCAAAATCTATGTCTGCAGTGTTATAGATACCACGCATGGTATAAACATCTGTGTCATACTTGCGATCTCTATTTTCTAGAAACAAGAAGTCTTGGATGGCCAGTGGATCATCTGCGGCTGCACGTGGTTGACTTGCATCATCACTTGCACCTTGATCATGAATGCCAAGATATTTGTGTATGTTTACACCAGTGCCACCTACTGTAAACATTTCATTGATGCGTTTATCAAAAAATTTAAAATCGTTAGTGTGGAGACCATCCTTCCACATAGAAATCCGAGGCATACGACATCCTTACATGTATCTATGTATTTATGGCTCTCCTAGTGTACCTGTGACACAAGATAATTTCAGCATAATGTTAGATATTGCAGCAGGTGTTAAATTTGGAATAACATCATCATCGTTGTGAATACCTGGTAGTTGTATAAATTTATCATCTTCAAAAACTGCTGCTTCGTACAAGGTCTTGCCTGGTAGTAAAACAACACTCAGCTGATAGTTGCCAAACTGTTGCATTGCTTGAAAGTGACCGGTTCTTACTTCGTTAAAAGTTAATGTATTAAACATTTTAAACATTTTTAACTCCTAACAATTAAGCCACACATTTGTATGGCTTGTTCCAATCACCAACATTGATGTCTGTGTAATGTGAACGACTAAAGTAGTCTGTCATTGCATCATCATCGTTAAAATACTTTGGACCCTTCATAGCGTCCAACAGTTCGTTTAGGAAGTCACGTTGAACACCATTGTAATGTGTATCAATCCAGTAAGGATTAACTTGAATATAACCATCACCGTGTGTGAAGTTGTCACTAAAATCAATTGCACCAGACTTGATGTTAACTGCTAGTGTTGAATGATTACGAACTGCAATGCTGGCTTTCATTTTATACTTTTTAAGAACTGCTTTGATAGCTGGTGCAAGTTCTTTTTTGTCTGCTTGTGATACATATGCCATTTGTTTTGTCTCTCTCTCTTTGTTTAACTTACTCTTATACAATAGCATATATACAACTGTTGTCAACCAGAATTAACCAGAAAAGTGAAGAAAAATGCAAATAGATTTACATGGATATACTGTACACAGTGCATGGCATATTTTCAATGATCGTGTCACAGATGCTTATTTTGCCAAGAGGAAAACTGTTACTGTGATAACAGGACAAGGCGCTATTATGCATGAATTTCAAACATGGTGTTTGAATCATCCACGCATCAAAGGATGTACTCGCACTCCTTACAATCCAGGAAGTTTTAAAATTAGTCTAAAAAAAGGTTGACAGATTGCTATAATGTGCTATTTTATAATAGTAAGTTGAGAAAAAGGAGCAGATGATGGGAATGTCAAATTATGTTTTGGATCAAGAAGATCAGTTTATCACTGAAGTAGAAGCAAAGATTGGCGGAATGGAATCAGTGGGTGAACTGACTAATCATTTACAACATGCTGGCCATTTTGATCTGATCAAACATATGGATAGTTTTGAACAAATAGAATTTGTAGAAACTATGTGGGATGAGTTTTGGTCCAAGTACCAATAGAAAGGCATTGGGATGATGATATATTGTGATGATCCTTGCGATGACGCTACACCTTGGATAGGAAAACTGAAAAACAAGAAAAAAGGTTGACAGAATCCTATACTGTGCTATATTAATATAGTAAGTTGAAATTGAGGAGAGATAGCATTATGGTTAGTAACGCAAAATTTAAAGATTTCATTGTAGCACTTAGCGCAGAAGATCAGCAAACAGTTGTTGATAGACAGTTGCGCTTGCTTCCTGCGTTTATTATGCAAGAAGTTGCTACTACTAATAATGCTAAAGTCATTCGCAAGTTAGAGAGCCGCTTAAAGCAGGTTCGCTTGATGTTGTCCTCTATTGTTGCTAACGGAAAGGTTGTGTAATGATAGACATTATCAAAGATATTGAAACACTTACTACAGTGCGAAATGCAGTTGTTAACGGTGTTGCCCGCGAGAAGACTGTTGAATTGTTAGATAAAGTTATCCAACTTAAACAGTTAGAGATAACTACATTTGAAAACGAAATGGAAAAGGAGTTTGCACGTGGCATTGACTGCTCTTAAAGGTAAAAAAACTAAGAAAAAAGCACCCCGTGCTAGGCGCAAAATTTCTGGTGCTGCAGGTGCACCTACCGACAAAGGTTATCGTTATTACAAAGATTATTTCCGTTTAGAGGTAGACAACAAAGAATGTACAGCCATTGTTAAAGCACATATTAAAAAGCATTTTAGTAAAGAAGATGCAAAGGTAATGCTCAAGTGTCCAGACTGGGCAATTGGCAGAAGTCATATTGCTGGATATTGTGCTTGGGTTGCACTGGGACACGAAGCACCCGAGGACAGTGTGAATTGGATGATAGGTTTCTTTGAAGGTGTCAAAGAACGTGGTGCTACTATTGTTGAAGAGACAGTAGTTGAAGAAAAACCAAAAAATGTATATGTACCAAGCATTCAAGAACGTATCCGTGAAGCAGCTGGAGTTATTATTGCTGAGATTGAAGGTGCAGTAGATGAATACATCACACAAGGTGCAAAGTTTACAGGCTTTGATGCTGTAAAGTTTTTCCGTAACAATAAAGTAAATCAAGCACATTGTAGACATATTCGTAGTTTTTATGAGCCTATCCTAGCAGAGTACATGCATCTTCAACTGCCTGCTAGTAAACAAGATGAGCAAATGCGTGAAGCATATGGTCACATGGACAAGAAAGAGATCAAAAAAGGTGTTGAGCTTTTTCAAGGTATTGTTAGTGCTTGCGATCTAGTTGTAGCAGAAAGCAAGGCCACACGAAAAACTCGCAAACCAAAGCCTAAGAGTGCCGACAAGTTGGTTGCAAAGATCAAATACTGTGTAAGTGATACCAAGTACAGTGTGGCCAGTATCAATCCTGTAGACATTATTGGTGCTACAGAACTGTGGGTATTTAATGTCAAGACACGCAAAATTGGCAAGTATGTTGCAGAAGATCATGCTACACTACAAGTCAAAGGCACAACACTTCAGTTCTTTGATGAAAAGGATAGTGTTGCAAAAACACTACGCAAACCAGAACAACAATTGCCTGAGTTTAATAAAGCAGGCAAGATACAGTTGCGCAAGTTCTTAGACAACATCAAAGGTGTGGAGACAAAACTAAACGGACGCTTCAATGCTGACACTGTGATTCTTAAAGCAGTTAAATAGCGATAAATAATATATCACATAAGGAATCACTATGGCTGCGGATATTACAAGTTTAAAAAACGACATTCGAGATTATATCTACCTACGATTAGGTGGAGACATGGTAGATGTTGAACTAGATCCTAGTCATTATGACATGTGCATTAACCAGAGTCTTAGGCGTTATAGACAAAGAGCTGCCAACAGTGTTGAGAGTTCTTACTTGTTTTTAACTGCAGTTAAAGAACAGCAAGAGTATGTGCTGCCTAACGAAGTAGAAGATGTTCGTCAAGTGTTTCGTCGCAGCATTGGTGGAAGTAATAATTCAGCTACACAATTTGAACCTTTTGAAGCAGGGTATGTAAACACTTATATGTTACAAGCAGGTCGCACAGGTGGCCAAGCAACATACGAAATGTTTTACCAGTATCAAGAACTAAGTCAAAGAATGTTTGGCGGGCACTTAAATTTTGAATTTAATCCAGTCACTAAGGTTATTACTATTTTACGAAAGTTTAACGCTGACGGCGAAGCTATGATTTTGTGGGTCTATAATTATAAACCAGACACACAATTATTACAGGACAGACACGCTGGTACATGGATTCAAGATTACAGTCTTGCTCTTGCTAAATTTACGTTAGGTGAAGCTAGAAGTAAGTTTGCTACTATTGCAGGACCACAAGGCGGCACCACACTCAATGGTGATACACTTAAAGCTGAAGCACAAGCAGAAATGCAGGCTCTAGATGAAGAGCTTAAAAACTATGTTGACGGTAGCGACCCACTCTCATTTATTATTGGCTAATAAGAGGTTAAAAAATATCTATGATAATAGGAATTTGCGGATTGATCGGCAGTGGCAAAGGCACGGTTGGTGATTTTTTAGTAGAAAACGGCTTTAAAAAAGTTAGTTTTGCTGACAAACTCAAAGACGGTGTTGCAACTGTGTTTGGTTGGGATCGTGTGATGTTAGAAGGAGAGACTGATGAGTCAAGACAATGGCGAGAACAACCAGACGACTTCTGGTCTCAAGAGCTTGATGACAACATTACCCCTAGGTTGGTCCTTCAAATGTTTGGCACTGATTGTATGCGTAATGGTTTTCACAATGATATTTGGGTAAGTCTACTCAAGCAAGAAATTTTAAAAGACCCTACACAACACTATGTGATTCCTGATGTGCGATTTTTTAACGAGCAGATTATGATTAAATCACTTGGTGGAAGAGTTTGGGTCGTTAAGCGTGGTGATGATCCTGAATGGATTGGCCAAGC